TTGCTTTTTATTTCATCATAGTTACCCATTTTGAGTAAACTAACTGAATCCATAATTGCTCGTTTGATTTCTTGATTCTTACAAAATTTTAAAATCTCATCTTTAACAAATGATAAATCATCCGACTCCATATATCGGAACACTTCTTTGAGTTGTTCCAATACAGCTGTCTTTAAAATATCATTGTCAATCTCTGTTACTTTAACCTTTAGTACATCTTTTGATGGTGGGCATTTATATTCTCGGAAGTGTGATATAATAACATCTAATAACCAACTATTTGAATCAGATTCGAAATAGTCTGATTGAATGATATCTGCAATTTGTTGTAAAAATAATCTATCGGTAAACATTGCGGCTAGGACTTTTACTTGAAATCCATAGCCATACTCGGTTAATCGGTCTGTCATATATTCATTATAATGAAATTTTCATTAAAATCAAAGTTTATTTGTGTGTTTGTTTAGCAAATGCTGATAAAGATAACCAAGTATTAGTTAACCAATCTGGTAAGTTCTTCATTATTGCCCACATTTTGTCTTCATAAAATAATCGCTGAAACTCACTGCGGTTTAAATCCGAAATTGGTTGTTCAACAATGCCTCTAATCTTACTAGCTGTTTGAGCTGGAAAGTCTAATGCCTTTAAATCCATTAATCGATGATTTTGTTCTAATATTTTGGAATTATCCAAAATCTTTTGATATGCCTTTGTTTCGGTTACTAAAGTAGAACTTTTATCAAATAATGCATCTAAGGTAAATTCATTAGGTGCTGTAAGCTCTGGAATTAGTTTTAATATGGTTTTTGGCCCAATTCCCATAACTCCAGGAATGTTATCTGATTTGTCTCCGGTAAACGCTCGATATAGTACCATGTTATTTGGATGCACATTAAATTCTTCTAATACAGCATCAACATCATACATTTTCTTTTTAATAGGAGACCAAACTTGGATGCGGTCATCTACTAATTGATAGAAATCTCGATCGGTAGATACAATTGTAATCTTTTTACATTCCGTTTCATACATTTGAGCTAGGTATGCAATTGCATCATCTGCTTCGATTCCATCCATTGCCATAAAGGTAACAGGTAAGCAATCTAAGTATGAAACTAAACGACTAAATTGGTGTCGCATTGATTCTTGTTCATCATCAATTGATGTGTCGTGATGATCATGTCTACGCAATTTGGTTTTATTGGCACGATTAGCTTTGTAATCACCATAAATTGTTTTGCGTCGAGCAGAGCCACCCCTGCCGTCGAAAATGATAACCACACGTGTGGGTTTAAAATCTCGAACTACTTTACCTACTGAGTAAAGAAATCCGGTGATGCCCCCGATGTGGTCGCCATCCTCGTTATAAGCTGGGGTTGCGCCGAATGCTCTGATGAATGTGTTTAGTCCATCTAATACCATGATATGATCGTTGACATTAGATGGCGCTAAACTACGTTCTTTTTGTAACTCTTTAAATAACTGCTGATACTTATTCATTATCCTTCTTCGTCAATGATGTCAGTTGTTATAATTACGTCATCTATCCCGCCGTCAATACCAGCTTGATATTTGAATATGTAAGCATCGCAGATTCTTTGATATAACCGTTCTTTAATTTCTGGGTGATTGATCACCTTTTCAATAAAGTTTTTGCTTTGGAATTTGATTTCGCCAAATGTCTCACCGGTGTGCATATCAATGTCTTCCATTGTATAATGAGCACCTGCTTGTTTAACTAAATCAAAATTCTTCATGATTGCTAACCAACCACCCCAATTGTCAATTCCGGAATCATAATAGATTTCGTAATCAATCTTACGATGTGGAGGTCCCATACGGTTTTTCACAACCTGTACATTTGTTTTACTTCCTACCACTTGCTCGACGCCATTCACCTTTGCTTTAATCATACCGGTGTTTTTTAAGCGTAGACGAACTGATGCATGGAATGGAATTGCTTTACCGCCAGATGTTGTCCACGAGTCTCCGAATGATACACCTAATTTAGTTCTTAACTGATTAGTGAATATCAAACAAATTCTTTCTCGTGCAATCCAATTGGTTACTTTACGCATTGCCTTTGATAAAATAATTGATTTCGATGTTGCATAACCATCTTTGTCATATTCTGCAGACATTTCAATTTTTGTAGATGCACCCATAATGGAATCAACTACAATTGTAACCAAACGGTCTTTGTCTGACTTGCGAACACCTTCTACGATAGTTTCAATTGTTTCGAAAATCTCTTCAATTGTCTCTAAAGGAACATAAAGCATTGTTTTTAAATCAACACCAATAGCCGTTAAGAACTCAGAGCTAGTTGCTGACTCAGTATCAATATATACTGCCAATCCGCCCTTTTTCTGTGTTTCTGCTAATGTGTGTGCTGCTAATAACGATTTACCTGATGCTTCTAATCCGGTAACTTCAGTGATCCGTCCCACAGGGAATCCACCATGGGGACGGTTTGAAATTGCTAAATCAAGCATCGAGCAGCCAGATGAAATCCATTCTGATACATTGCTGGGAGAATCATCGTCGCCATCTAAGAAGTATGCAGATTTTAATGCGGTACCTTTAAATTGCTTGTTAATACTATCAGCTAATGCGTTTGCTAAACTGTCTACTACTTCCAGTTTACTCTTACCCTTTGCCATAATTGCTACCTAATTAGTTAAATAAATCGTTAAATGCTGATGCAACATCTTCTGTTTTAGTAACAGGTGGTGTTGATGATTTTGGTGCAGCTGCTGCTACTGGTGCTGCAGTTTCTTCTTCTACATCGGAGTCAGCTGATTCAGGATTCATCCATTCTTTAAGAGCATTTTCTAATTCTTCATAAGAAGGCTCTGGGAAGATGTCTGTGATTACTGGTTGATTCATGATTTTCTCTGCGATAGCTTTGTCTTCAGTTGCAGGTTGAGTATTAGGTTTAACTCGGATTGATGTTTTTGGGAAATTCGCACCTTCTGCTGGTGTAAATTCAACATCGATGTCACGACCATTCATTAAGTCTGTGATATCGCCATAATCTGCATCGGAGATAATAGATAAAAGCTCAGTGTAAATTTGTTTACCAAAGCCCCAAAATTTAACTCCTTCTGATTCTTTTCCGCGGACGATTACGGGTACATACGTACGCATTTTCGGCTCAATTTTACGACCCATTAGCCATTCGTCTTTGTCGCCAGTCTTTTTCAATTTATCTGCAAACTCAACGATTGGATCTGCGTTACCAAATGAAATTGGTGACAACATAGATCTTTTACCGATGTCATAATGAAAATAAAGTTCTAAGAATGGATTTTCTTTGCGATGAACGTAAGGTACAATTCTTACTCGCGTTTTGCCTGCTTCTGGTTTCCACAGGGTTTGTTTTTTGTCATCTTGCTTGTTAAGCTGATTCAATTTTGCTTTAATTGCTGATAAGTCTAAAGCCATAAGTACTCCTTTTTGTTAAGTGGTTAATAAAATATAAAATTCTTATTTATAATATAAGTAAATAAGTCGTGTAATCCAAGTAATTTGTTAAGTATTTTTTGTTTTTATTTTAAATTGCTATTAAATATCTCTTAACTGGTCGACACTAAATCCTAATGTGCTAGCTAATTTTTCTAATTTTGGTTGTATGTTATCAGATTCTTCAGCATCAGCATATTCTGCATCATATGTAACTAAATTAGCAAAATCTTTAAGAGCATCAAAATATGGAGCACCTTTAAGTTTAATAACTTTTGTTCGTATTATTTCCATTTCTGTTTCTGCTTGATCGACAGAATCACCCCAACCTTGATCTGCAGTGTAGTCAGCACTTACATAATATTGAAGCATTGGAAGTAATTGCTCCGGGATAGATTCGTTTAGATTCTTAGTACCAAACCGACGCATATTTTCTTTAAGAAGATTGTTTAATGTAATCATATTGTTCTTTCACTATTATCTGGATATCCGTTGTTGTTTTGATCTGTATCTTGCGAGTCTTTAAGTTTCCAATGATTTAACATTTTGTTAGGTCCAAAGAAATAATATTTTGTATTAGCGTTAAGTGTGCGGCCTTTCATACCATATTCCCACTTCGTAGTACCTACTCCTTTAAGATTGGTAATTGCTATACCTTTAGAGTCAATCTTTACAATTGTACCAGTTGCTCTAGGATCTTTGTCTTCACCATACCACTCTACTGCATCACCGATCTTTGCGTCTTTTGGATCAATAAAGAATTTGTTTTTAGCTGAAACATTTTTATTAAAATCACCCATTAATGCAGATAAAAACCCGCCTTGTTCTGATATTAAGTCTTTTAATTTTATCATATCAACCTTTATACTATAATAAATATCAATTCCAAGTAAATTTCTTGAAGAACGTCAATTCAATAACGCGGAATCCTGCATCATCTGTTAGGATGAATGAATTCTGGTAATTGCTCCAATCTAATTGATATGTTTTATCTAATACCCCATTATTAACAGCACGGATAACTTCATTAAGTGCATTAACTGTATATAGGGTGTTGGTTTCTTTTTTTCGGTGGATGCTAATAGTATTCTGTCCTCTTTGCGTTCCAGCATCTGCATTATATGTGCAATACAAATTGTCTGGCATTTCTACATTTGCAAATACGAATATTCGACGTTCAGGTATCATGTAGCTTTGTTGTACATAATCTATAACAATGTTTAAATCTGAGCGATGTGCAAATGTGCAAAGTAGTTGTGTTTTCAATGCATTAGTCCTGTGGTTTTTTTGATACTTTAGTGTTTAATTGGCTACCCATTACGAATAATTTATTTTGGTGGAAGTTTGCAATTGCTGGGGATAAGCGGTCATTGCGACACATTAACAATGGTGCAATTTCGTCAGATGCTTCGAGGAACAAGGTTTTGTTTGATTTAATAATCATACCCCACCAACCAACTGAACGAATTTTATATGCAACCATTTTGTCTACAATGTTACAAAATGCATGAATCATTGTGTCTAAATTATCATCTAATGTATAAAAGGATTCTAATCTAGTTCCAATATTCTTTAAAAGGGCAATATCTGATGTTCTTCCCATTTCAATAATATTGCGAATATCTGCTTCTGTTTTTTCATTATCCAAGAAATTGAGAACTTGATTGATTTGATCTCGTCCTTTTGACTTGTTAATTTCAGTACCAGTAAGAAGTTTAGCCATTTCCAAGAAGTTATTTAATAATTGAACTCCTTCTGTTGGTAACGAACCAAAATCAAATGTGGTTTTCTCGTAATTTTTAAGTGATATGGTTTGATCTCCAACCTCAATATCAGCTTCAATACCAGATTCACCAGCAACAGCTCCTTTAACTAATCCGCCATATGCAATAGCAAACCATAATTCGGATTCATCGCCGTTTGGTATTTTAATTGTATTCTTGATGATATCATACAACGTTTCATATGTACCACGAATTGGAACTACTCCGGTTGCTAAACGCATTTGGGTTGGTCCTGTGATAAGTTCAATAAGTTGATCTGATTCTGGACTATTCATAACAGCATCATACATTCCATTTAAACCAATAATTTGTTGGCCTTCTACACTAAATTTAGACATAATGTATTGTTCGAATGATTGTGCATCATCAAATGCATTTGAGGTTCCAAATGTTTTTACAATGTTTGCACCAGAAATAGTGCTTGTTTTTTGCAATTGAAAATCTGTGCTAAATTTATATTGATTGTATGTTGATCTTGGATTAATGATTTGTTGGAACTTTGTAAGATCAATGCGAACTCCGTCTAATTGATTAGCAGCAGCATCATTAATATCAAAATCGTGATCATCAAATGGTTGTTCCGAGTAAACCGTTATTGCGTTTGGTGTTGCTACTCGGAATACGCGGCCGCTATAAATAGATGTAATTTCTATATCACTAGATTGTTCGTTGAGTGTACCTTCTGTAATACCTTGGGCACGATTTACAATGTGTTGTGCTTCCAATGGTGTGAGGTCGGTCATTTCCAAAATTACATCATACAACAGCTTGTAGTCTCGTGGCTGCGTAGGATATCCTTTTGGTAATCGGTAACTCCACTCTGTAATAATTGATTTTATGGTCATAATTCCAGTTTTTGCATTTTATTATATATATCACCGACACTCGTTTTCACCGAGAAACGGCCTTCTTCCAATATTTGTTTTACTTGCGGTAAAATGGTTCGTGCTTCAGACATTTCTACATCCATTAACACGGAATCATACGTATAAAGTATGATGCAACTTTTATAATCAGCCAGGTATTGTTGCACTTTGTCAAGTTTCTGTACAGATACCTCAGTTTCCACAGCTTGCAAGTAATAATTAAATAACTTGTTTGCTGTCATATTTTGTGTGTCTTCCTTACAAATATTTCGACCCAATATTGGCGTTTCTACACAACTGCTTCTTTTCCATTTATCCCATAGCTTGTAAATAAACGCATTTACTTGCTGAAAGAATGGAATAGCTAAAAACTCTCGATCGATGCCTCCATACAATAACCGGAATGTTATTGCTTTGCTTTCATTGCGTTGCTCGTCTGTTAACTCTGTAGTATCAAAATAAAATCTACCTAAATAATCGTGAATAGATGATACTGGCAATTCATATCCAATTAATTTTGCAATCAATCTTACGTGATATGAGTCAAAGTCCATTTCTACCAATGCACCTCTTTCAAAACGACTAATAAATGCAGACCGCGTGCCATCTTCTTTGTTCATTGCTGCAAAATTGAATCCTCGGAATGCATTGCTTGGTCGGCCTGTTGTGGTGTGATAATTGTATTGTGAATAAACACGATCTTCATGTATTAGTTCTGGCATTCTGAAATCTGGTGTTACTGCTAATCCAGCTGATTCAATTTCGGCAAACACTCGAGGATAAGTTTCGTTAAACTTTAAGTATGAATCCGTCAATTTTACATTCATACACATTGGCCATGCATAGTGACGTATCTTTTGACACATTGCTAAATGTTGTTGCAATGGAATAATTGAATTTATTTGTGGCAGCGTGTTATGTCGTCGCCAATAAAAGGTGTGAGCTGCAGTTGGATAATGCGTTTCATCATAAGCCTCACCATATGTATACCACCAAAGAGTTTTCACATCCCATACGGCAGCGTTTCCTTGTATTTGAAGCCATTGTTTCTTGTCATGGATAAAGATATTATCTAACGCAAGAAAGTCTTGGATACGTTCAGGGAAGCCCCTCATTTGTTCAGTATGACGTAGTGGTATCATCCTCTCGACATCATCTTCTGTGTAAATGTATATTGCAACGAGTGGATTTTGTGAAACGTGCCACATGGGATTTGCAAATATCGGAACGAGTAGTGTCTTGCGACCTCGAATCATTTGCAACGTTGCATCAATATCTTCAATACTATCCACTATCATATAAATGAATAATAAGAAAAATTTATCAGTAATCCAAGCCGTTTATGTCTTTTGGTACTATAAAATCTGAATCGGTATAAAACTCGGTTAGATTGGATAAATGAGTTTGTATTAATGGGATAGTTAATGCTGCTGCGGAAATTGCTTTTCGATTACGTGTTATAACACCTGGTTGTGTTATTCCATTTGTTATGGTGTCTTGCAATAGCCCGGAGATAGCCCAATCAATTGCAATTGCACTATATAATACTCGATCAATATTACCTTGTTGCCATTGTTGAAATTGTATTAAATCTACTTCGATAATATTAATATCATTTGTTTTATTTAAAAAGTAGCGGGTAACATAACCTTGTGCTATATTGTCTCGATTCGGAGTGCAAGGTATTTGTTTAGGTTGTTGGAATGTGAGATTGTAATCCTTTAACTCGCGGTACTTGCTGATAGATCCGATAATGTTTATGTATGGTACTAATTTTACCGAAGTTTTTGGATCCCATATGAACCCAGTATATATTTCTCCTGTGACATAGCTATGATATGGTCCTATATATTCTGATTTATTTTCGGTCATGAACTCTTTACCAAACGTATATAAATCGTTGGTTATTTCATCTGTAGTATAATATGATTTTAATCTTGCCATAATTATTCAATACTTGGTCGCATCATGCATTTTAATTCAGTTGTCCATTCTCCGTTAGATGTTACTGTGTGATTGATACCCATTATGCTAAATACCGTATTTCTTCTGTATCGTAAAGGTAATGCATCAAACTGAACTACATCTCCATATCTAAATCCTTGTATTCCATCCACTGTAACTGACGCTTCGAATGGATATAATGGAGCAGTCATTTGTTGAGCTTGGCGCCAATCTGCTACTGGGTGTTTGATATATTCTGCTAATGCTTTATACAATGCTTGTTGATCTTCTGGAATACCTAAACTATCCCCGAACTTATTTTTTGCTTTACTTAAATCTTCAACAAACTTTTGATGTTCTTGTTTAAAATTTTGAGTTAATGTTGCTAACTGTTCTTTGTTTTGAGCATTAAACATGAAATTCATGTATGGTGCTATCTGAGATTCACTTAATTCTTTCCCTTGATTCAATACATATGATAAAGATTTTAAGTTTTCTGGCATCTTTGCTGATAATGTGAATGACTTAACGGCAGAGCCATTTGGGTGATTTGAAAACATTGGAATTGAATATGGAATAACTGTAGCAGTTGATCCAGCTTTTATGTCTCGTATATATTGTGTGTCAGAAAATAACAACATGTCAGAATGATCTGGATGTGTTACTAATCTTAATTGTATTGCATTTGCTGTTGCTTTTTGTATTGATGTTGATATTGCTGCGAGGAATGCTGCGACAGTAAATGCTTTTGTATTTTTTTCACTCATTATAGTTATTAACTCTTGTATCATTTCAATGTTTAAGAAAATACGAGATGGATAAATTCTTCCGGTTACACCGCTTTTTTCATATACACCTGGCCATTCTGTTTTAGTATATACTTGTGAATAATATGACAATTTTCCATATATATTACAATCAGGGAATGGCAAACCAGTTGGGCCAGAAACATTTGGTGTTGTAATATTTTTTGGTAACAATAATATATTATCAGGGTCACACGAAACAATGTCATCATAATAATTGCTAAATGTATTTGAATCATCACATACAATTAATGGATTTGCAACATTTCCTTCCATTTTAGTTAATACATAATCATTAATGAATTGAATTAATCCACCTAATGTTATATAACGGTTATAATTTGTTTGTGCTGGTATGCCAGTGCGTGTATTAGTTGTTTTTAGGTTGAGACTTGGGTTATAAGGTTCTCCTGCTAATACATACTGGTCGGTACTTTTTTTTGAATCATTGCTAGTACTAAATGCATGTAGATATGTCGAATCTGAATTTAATCCGTTTTCTTGTTTAAATGCGTCACTTAGTTTCATGATTCGATCATGCAATGCTGCAAAGAATTCAGGTTTAGCAGTCGTTATAATATCGTCTGCGGTTACTGGTTTTTTAGGATCTTGTGGTGGGGTATCTTGTTTAATAATCATTGATGTATCTGTATACACATTACTCGTACCCCGTAATCCTAATGATGCATCAATTGTACCATCTTGTGTATATGAAAAATCAAAATCTATCATTAAGCCTTCAAATACAAATTCATTCATCCGGAATAACTTGTTTAAATCATCTCGATTCCTTAATTTTAATTGAGGATAAATAGTTGTGAATGCTTGCCAGAAGCCATCATCTTTTGGTTTTAAAAATCCACCAGTAAGATCTTTTGATGCAATTACCGAGGTTGGGTACGTAATAACAATTTTTACATATCTACCTGGACGGAACCAAATTTGCTCAACATCATCTAAATCTCGTTGGGCATTTGGTATAACTAATTTAATGGTTGCCGAATTCATTAATCCCATTGAGTGATCGCCGATTTGCACATCAACTGTTTGTATGTATGGTCCAGTTCTTCCAGATGAATCCACAAAGCTATGTGGTTTTACATAAACATTCCCGACTACAATATCTTTGTTATTTGGATCAGCGTCTACATGCCGCTCTGTGTAATAATCAATGGTATCTTGTGAAATAATTGGTCGGGTTAAAAAACCATCTTTTCCGGTTGGCATGTATCTGCCAGATAACATTTGCGATCCGCCTAATACCCCAACTACCGCGGTTGTAGTATCATTGCCAGCATAAGCAGTTATTTCGACATTGGCTATTTTGTTAAGCATAAAGTTCAAGGCTTTTTCGGAGCGGTCATAAAAACCACTTCGGCCTCGAGCATTCATTTCAAGTTGCAAATTGCGATCTACTTCGCTGTAAAATATATTACTCATCGTTCGTTGTTTGTATCAATAATAACTTGTTGTATATCTGTAATGTCTGGTATTCTAAGTCGGGTATCTGCCGGTACCATGTATGTGCCTTTACCTAATCCATTTGCTTGTGCAATAACCCACCACATCGTTTCATCATCATAAAATATCAAAGCTAATTTATCTAGACGATCTGGAGTGGTGGTTTGTATGAATAAATCATTTGCATTTCCTTCTGGATTTGGCAGTATAATGGTATTGTAACGACGTTTGCCATTTTCATCATACATTATACCGGTGGTTGAATATCTACTCATAATTTTCTTTTATTAATTATGTATCAGTTACAGTTGTAGTGCCAGCGCCTGCAGTTTTTTGTTTTTTGCGGCGATCTTTCCAACGTTTAGCATTGTCTATTAAATCTAAGTTTCCTTTGCTATCACTTAACCAGTTATCATTTCCTGCTAATGGTTGAGCATCTGCTGAGAATCGTTTTGCTAATGTATAGAAGCGGCCGCCTTGTTGTGGAAGATAATCAGAAACGACATTGAATGATAAAGATACTCCGATTTTCAATGGAGCTTGCATCATGTTAGGATCATCTTCAATATTAATTTCCCATGGCGAATCAGCACCACCAAACGTTAATCCTACCGATTTCAATACAACTGGTGTCTGCACAAATAGATCTCCAATCGTAATACGCATCCACGGTGCTTCCATTGCAATGGATTCTGGATTATATGTTGGGGCAGTGTATCCTGCCAGGGCATTTAGTTTGCGATAGATAGGTTGCATTTCATCTCGGTCTGTTGCATAGATATCAAAGCTAATCGATAAATCTCGAGAATATCCGGTGTATATGTAGTTTGGATCCGCTCGGCCGATCATTTGCTGAGGGCTCCATGATGCTCCATGTGAATCATTGATATCTTGAATAGTGGCACGGAATACCATGATATCGTCTATGTCAAGATCGCTTCCTGCTTGAAGTTTAGGACCAGTTAGGTAAAACTTGATAAAATCTTGAGTCATTCCCAAACGATCCAAGTTCATACCTAATATGTTATCAATACTAAATAAACGATCCGGATTCCATAGATATGCATCTTTTAAACGACGTTTACCGAAGTCAACCACATTTACTTTGTCGCCTCGAAATGGCGTTGCTAACTCAGCTGGATTATTGGTTCTTGCAAACCTACCACGTACTGCCTGAGATGCTATTGTGTTTACACCTAATACATTTGAGCCTACTAATGTGGCGCCGGTACCAGGAATCCAACGCGTTGAAATGTGACTGCGCATTGTAAAATCTTTGCGTACGGCATCTGGATGATCATGTTCACCATAACCATATCCGGTGGATCCTACCCCGTCTAGATTGAATATGCTGTATGCGCCAATTGGTGAAACTGCTGCGGCTGAATAGATTGCAGCTTTTACACTGCCTCGTAATGCTGCCGAAAATCCATCTACTCTGCGTGATGTAATGTATGCTAATGTTTGTTGACCAACACCTTGTGCAGAATCCAAATCAATATTCACTCTGGATCGGAAATCTGCATATTTTACCAGAGACGGTGATTTTAATTTATCAAATGGTAATGATGTGTATGTTCCTGACAGTATGTCATTCTCTTCTTTTCCGCCAACTCCATTTTGACCTACCTGTCCGATTTGAGGAATACCAAACAATGATCCGGCTGCTAATGAAACAAAACCTAACACATTGGATCCAACTGTTTTTAGATTAACGTTGGTATGAACCCATTCACCTGCAGTCCAATTTCGGTATGGAGCACTTTCTGCATTTTTTTCTAAAGCTTCTGCATTTGCAAGTTTAGATACAAAAATGCCATTATTTTCTATAGGGGGCAGACCTGGTAATGTAGTTGCTGGTTTTGGCTCTAATGGATTACCGATATTCGGATCTGGCAGTTTTGTTGGATCTGGTAATATGTTGTATGGAGCTGTAAACTGTATAGATGCTGGTACAGTTGGATTTCTGTATTTTCTGTCAGGCAGAATATTGTATGGTGCTGTGAACTGAAGTCCTGCTAATGTAGTTGGATTTGTCATGTTTATGTCCAATAATCTGAGTTAATCGGTGATGATGCTCCGGTACCTCCGGCTAAAGCTCGTGTTTGTGCTTCAATTGCAGCTACAACTTGTGACCAACCTCCGCCTCCACCGCCTGCCATTGGGTTATTGGTAGATGCTGTAATGTAATCATTGTCACTGAACCGTATTGCTCCTTCTGGTCCATTGAATAATATTTTACCTGACCCAGGTGCTACTACGCCATCATTAAATGATTCTGCATCTGCAACTAATGTTACAGTGTCGGCACTTAAATCGATTGGTTGGGTGATTGTGCCTAGGCGGTTTGCAGGATCTTTAATACTATCTAGTACGGCATTAACTGTTTTTAATGCGGTGCTGAATGTATTTAATCCTAATACCACTTTGCCGACTACCTCAATGTTAGCA